GGTAATTTCGTAGAGATACAAAGTCAGAGGGGGGTGTAAGGAATTCCCTGAGTGTGTTACGCTTGCATCACGCATCAAGACGCATGAGGATTGTCGGATAAAGACAGCTATGTAAGGTGCTGTGTCCAGTTGGCGCTGGCTTCAGTCCTCAGCCGTGTTGATGTCATGCTTTTTAGCCATCCGCGCAGAGGACCGAAGCGCGATAACCGCCACCCGGTCGCCGACTGATGGCATCAACAATTTACAAGACAGGAGCAACCCTTATGGCAAAAAAACCCCGTCACATTCTTCAATATTTGGAAAACCCAAGCACTTGGGACAAAGCTGCTTTTGAGACTGCCATCCGAAACGAGGTGGAAGGATCGACTGGCGCATTAACTGCGTCTGATGAATTGCTCATTGGAACACTGGCGTTGACTGTGGACAGTATGCTTACGGCACACATCAACATCAGCACTGATGGGCATCTGTACCAGTACAACTCTGGTGAAGCCGCAAGTCCTTGGTACAAGATTCGCACTGAGATGGCCGACAAGTCCATCAAGATTCTTGCGGAGTTGGGCCTTGTTGCCCGTGGTCGTCCAAAATTGACAGCAAAAGTGAGTGACGTAGATGAGCTATTCGCCTCTGCTTGAGTCGGCCTTTACCTACGCCATAGGCGTTGTTCGCGGAGACATCAAGGCGTGTGAGGACATCAAACTTGCTTGCCAGCGGTTCTTGGACATGGTGGAGCGCAAAGATGCGCCCTACGAATTCGTCCCTGCCAAAGCTGAACATGTCCTGAAGTTCGCTAGGTTTTGCCGACATGTCAAAGGTCCAGACGCTGGAAAGCCAATCAACCTTGAGGGGTTTCAGGTTCTGTTCCTTGCGGCCATCTATGGCTTCCGTGACAAGCGTGACCACAGCTTTCGATGGGTAACTGATGTCATTTTGTTTGTGCCTCGGAAGTCTGGCAAGACAACCTTGGCCTCCATCATTGCCCTGTATGAACTTCAGTTTGGCGAGGCTGGACCAGAGGTGTTTACGCTGGCGACAAACCGTGAACAGGCATCAATTTGCTTTGACTCATCCAAGGCCATCATGGAGAGCATGGTCATAGAGCTGCAAAGCAAGTTCATTCCGTATCGAAGCGAACTGAAGAAGGCTGGCGACTCGACCTCGACTTACAGGGCTTTATCTCGGGACAATAAAAAGACGGGTGACGGCAAAAACCCGTCCTGCGCCATGATTGATGAGGCGGCACAGATCACTGAGCGAGGCTCTATTGAGGTGTTGCACTCGGGTATGGCTGCTCGGAAGAACCCAATCCGCATGTACCTGACGACTGCCAGCTTCACAAAGGAAACCAAGTTCTTTGAGGACTTGAGCCACTTCCGTCAGGTGCTGCGTGGCGCTGCTGAAGATTCATTCCGGTGGTTTGGCCTGTTGTACAGCGTTGACCCCGGAGATGAGTGGTCTGACCCAGAGGTGTGGGGCAAGGCCAATCCAATGCTTGGCGTGTCGGTTACGGTTCAGGCCATCCAGCACATGGCAGACGAAGCCAAGAGCAAGCCTGCCTCCCTGAATGAATTTCTCTGCAAGCAGCTCAACATCTATGTATCGGCCAACTCAGCTTGGGTTGATCGCAGGTTTTGGGATGAGTCTGTGGACAAGATGCCTACTGACAAACCAGAGTCAACTTTCATCGGTTTTGACTTGGCGCACACCCGAGATTTGAACGCCGTAGTGACGTTGCACCGATATGCCGAAGAAGACTTCTATGCTCAGTTCCAATTCTTCTTGCCAGAGGAATCTTTGGACTTTGTGCCAAACCACTACAAGTCTGTCTACATGGAAGCGCATCGGACTGGCATCTTGCGCCTGACTCCCGGCAACGTGACCGACTTAAACGAGATCGAATCATTCATCAAGCAGCAATGCGAGAAGTTTGAGGTCAAAGAAGTCGGTTTTGACCCATATAACGCCGCAGCATTGGTGGCAAACTTGTACGCTGAGGGCTTGCCTGTTAAGAAGGTGGGCCAAAGCATGGCTGTGTTGTCAAACCCATCAAAGACGACTGAGCAACTTATTTTGAAGAAGGCAATCAAGCATGATGGCAACCCTTTTGTTGGCTGGCAGCTTGGAAACTGCGAGGTTTACATTGATGTGAACGGAAACGTGAAGGTCCGCAAGAACGAAGCCGACCCTAGCGCCAAAGTTGACGGCATCATTGCAATGATTATGGCCCTGCACTGCCATTTGGATAACGTATTTGTCAGCGATTCGTTTGGCTTTAGATCGCTGGAGTGGTAAAGTATGCGGAAATAGGAGTGAATCATGGGTATTCTTGACGTTTTCAAGGGCAAAAATACAGCTCAAAATGAAGCGAACACACTGTTCGGTCAGTCTGCTCTGGGCAACAATATTGTCTATCAGGGCAATAATAAGAAGCCTACGGTCAATACCCAGATTCTGTATGTGACCACATCGAGCGCCACGGCTGCTGGCCGTAACGTGGACATGTCGGTCCTGAGTCGCAACAGCACCATCATGGCCTGCGTTGGCTTGAAGGCTCGTGCGCTTGCTCAGTTGCCAATCAATGTCTGCTACGAGACAGAAGATGGTCAAACTGTCGATGCCCTCCGGTCTGACAAGGTTGGCACTCGGGACAAGGCAAAAGCCAAGCAAGTCGCCAAGCTGCTCGGCAATCCAAACAACTTTCAGAGCAAGTATGAGTTCTGGTATCAGTGGTTAATGTGGTACGAACTGTCTGGCGAGGCATTCACCCTGTGGTGGCGCAAAGACCAGAAGAACTCGACCGAGACTCCTCTGGAGATGTACATCTTGGACAGCACATTGATTGCTGCTCAGATCACGCCTACCCGTTATCCGTCATACAGATTGTCCACCCCAAGCTACGGCTTCAGCAAGGATGAGCCACTGGCCGCGCATCAAGTCATGCACTGCAAAGAGATGGCTTGGCAGGGTTCTGCTGGTTTCAACAAGGGCATCTTGGCGACTGAGCTTGTTGGCCTCGACCAAGACATCGACCTGTATGCCAACTTCGTGATGCAGAACGGCGCAAAGCCTTCTGGCATGTTTGTGACCGAGCAAGTCGTCCCTGACGGCAAGTACAAAGAAGTTGCTGCCCGCCTGAAAGAGGCTTGGGCCAACATGACTGGCAGCAAGAACTCTGACCCGAGCAAACCCGGTCAGGGCATGTTGCTGGACCAAGGCATGAAGTACCAGAAGTTGGAAATGCTGAACTTGCAGGACGCTGACGCTGCTGCTTTAAAGCTGCAAACCATGAAGCGCATTTGTGGTGTGTTTGGTGTTCCACCTGCCATGATTGGCATCTCGGACAGCAAGTTCAACAACACCCAAACGCAAATGGATGAGTTCTACAAGTCCACCATGTACCCAATCATTGTGAACGTGCAGGAAAAGCTCAAGGGCCATCTGCTGCAAGGCTACCCAAGCCTGTGCGTGGAGTTCGACACCAAGAACTTCCTCAAAGGCGCTCCTCTGGACCAGATGAACTTTGCGACTGCTGGCGTGAAGAATGGCATCATGACTCCCAATGAAGCCCGTGAGTACATGGGAATGCCATCCAAGGAAGGCGCAGACGAATTGGTGAAGGATGCCAAGGCTGATGAGCCCATTCCCGGTAGCTCTGCTCAAGACACTGGTGGTGGCGGTGGAAGTCAGAAGAGCAAGATCAACATTGGTTCCAAGACTTGATTAAAAATGCGTACTGATTCAAAATATCTGGTAGCATTGGCAAAACAGGTCATTAGGCCATCAATACATTTGCCCGTACCATTAGGGCAAACCCCTAAAATACAGGACAACAATCAATCCATTGCTTTAGGGGCAATCAATGAAGCAACTGAATCTCATCTGCGAAGCAAAACTGAACCTGTCCGAAAAGGCCGCAAACGGCGAACCGACAGGCAAGATTGAAGCTCGCGTCACTACTTGGGGCGCTCGTGAAGGCGCTGACGGTCGTAAATTCTTCTACAAGGCTGAAGGCTTCATGGAGTGGGCAAAGGAATTTGCCAAATCCGGTCGTCCTTTGCCTATGTTCCTGAATCACAACGCTGATTCCATGCCTGTTGGCGAATGGACTGAGTTGGAGATGGATGAAGAAGGCATGAGCGCCAAAGGCCGATTGTTCTTGAACACCACTGCTGGCTCTGACTTGTACAAAGTCATGTGTGAGTCTCCTAACATGTTTGGTGGCGTTTCTGTTGGCGCTTACGCTGAAGAATACCAGTGGGTCAAGGAAGATGGTTCTGTATTCCCGGCTGGTTCTGCCGAATATTGGGATGAAGGCTACTTCCAGATCACCAAAGGTGGCCTGCGCGAAACTAGCGTGGTGATGTACCCTAACAACCCCAAAGCCGAGGTCAAGAAGCTGGAGTATTTCCGTGAAGACGGCTCCGCTGACCTCAAGGTATTGGAAGAAGCCCTGCGGGATGCAGGTCTGTCCAAACAGATGTCGGTTGCCGCCGCATCTGTATTCAAGTCGGTGATTGAGCAGCGTGATGTTGTGAAAGACCCGATTGAAACTGCGCCAACTCAGAGTGATTCTGATGCGGAGGCAACCGAAGCTGAAATTCTCGCTGCTCTTGAGCAACGTGAGTTTCTTAAACTCCTCGACAAACGACTGAAAGGTTAATCATGTCCAAAGAAATCATCGAAAAATTGGATGCTATCGAAGCCAAACAGGCCGAAAGCATTGTGGCTGTTGAAGCCAAAATCCCTGCTGCTGTTGAAGCCGTCAAGGCCGAATTCAGCGAAATGGTTGCTGCTCTGGAAGCCAAAGTCGCCTCCGTGCAAGCTCCTGCTGTCATCAAGCCTGAGAAGACTATTCGCGGCGATGTGAACAAGTCGGTTCGTGAGCAACTGAAGGCAATCGTTGCTGGCAAATCCAGCTTCCAAAAAGAACTGCAAATCTTTGCTGACGAATCGCAAGCCGATGCGTACATGAAAGAAGCCTCTGCTTTGACCGCTGGCGGTGATGGCAAGGGTGGTCGTACAGCTTACGATCCAGTGTTTGCTGCTCTGCGTCTGGCTAACCCCTTGCGCGGCGTGTCTCGCACTGTGGCTACTGACGGCTCCAGCTATCAGTTCCGTGTCAAGACTGGCAATGCTGGCGCTCAGTGGGGCTACGGCATCCAGAACAACGGCACTCCTACAACTGAAAACACTTCCATCTGGCAAGTGGTGTTGAAGGACATCAACGTCCAGTTCCCAATCCGTACTGCGGCTTTGGACGACATTGATGGCTTGGAAGCCAACGTGGTTGACGACATGCTGATGGAATTCGCTCAAAACGAAGCTCTGTCGATGATCTCCAACAACGACCAAACCGGCACTGGCTCCGATACCGCAACTGGCGGCGCTGACGGCCTGCGCGGCTTGGATCAGTACGGCGGTGCTAACAGCACATACACTGGCGGTACAACTTCCACTGCTGCCTTCGGTTCGTCTGGCACTGGCTCCTCGTCTGGCTTGCACAGCGTGGCTACCTATGACCAGTTGACCACCAACGGCAACACCGTGGGCGCTGGCAACGTGACCTACAAAGACTTGGTGAACTTCATCTACGCACTGCCACAGCAGTATTGGACTGAAAGCGCCAAGTTCGTGGTGAGCCCCATCTTCTTGGCCCAAATCCGTGGCTTGGTTGATGACAACGGCACTCCAGTGTTTGAGCGTATGTCGCCTCTGGAAACCAACGGCATCGTTGGTCGCCTGTTGGGCTTCGATGTGGTCGTCAACAAGTATCTGGACACTCCTAGCCAGACTACCGTTGGTGATGCCGGTACTACCAGCTTGTACCCTGCGTACTTCGCTGACTGGAGCCGCTTCCACACCATCATTGACCGTTTGAACATGGTCATGCGCCGCTACGATCAGACTTTGCCCGGTTACATCACCTTCTTCGGTGAAAAGCGTCTGGCAACTTCGATCCGCGATCCTTTCGCTGGCGTTCGCTATCGTTCGACAGGCACTGCTGCCTGATAAAAATGGGGGGGCTTCGGCCCCTCCTTTTTGCGCCATTATTTTAGGAAATTGCCATGACCATCACTGAAAAAATCCTCTCCGGTATCAAGCAAGCCATCACTGAAGGCAAGACAGTCACAATCGACCTGAAAGAAGCCTCTGCAATCACTGGCTCCGGTTCTGGTGTGGGTGGTCGTGCAGTGTTTGATGATGCGTTCGCAGCGTTGCGTTACGCAAACCCATTCCGTATGGGCTCTCGTGTCATGCCGATTGACGGCTCTGACGCTCAATTCGTTGCCAAGACTGGTAACGCAGCAAACCAAACAAACCCTTGGGGCTACCCCGTTCAGAACAACGTGGGCACTCCCGGAACTAACACCAGCATCTGGCAACTGCCTGTGCGCGTGGTGACTGCTCAATTGCCAATCCGTGACGCTGTGTTGTCGGATGTGAATGGCTTGCAGGCTGAGATTGTTGAAGACCTTGCTTTGGAATTCGCGCAAATCGAAGGCGCTTCAATGGCGGTCAATGATGACCAAGCTGGCTCGACCAGCACAGCTACTGGCGCAACATCTGGCCTGCGCGGCTTGGATATGTACACCAGCGGCTCTGTGAGTGCTTTTGGCACATCGGGCACTGCCATCACCAATGGCATCCACACAATCGCCACAGTGGCCCAAACAGGTGGTGGCGTGGTGTACAACAACGTGGTTGACATGGTTACGGCTTTCCCATCGCAATATTGGGCTTTGCCCGGTAACGCTTGGCACATCAGCCCTGCCATGATTGACTCGTTGCGAAGCCTGAAGGATTCGCAAGGTCTGCCATTGTTCTTGGAAATTGGCGATGAAGATGGCGCTGCTGTCGGTCGTATGTTCGGCTTCCCCGTGATCCCGAACCCATACCTGTCCAGCTCTTTCCCAATCTACTTGGCAAACTGGCCTCGTTTCCTGACCATTGGCGACACTGAAGAAATGTCGATCCAAATGATGGAACAGACCACTCCCGGCTTCGTTACACTGTATGCTGAGAAGCGTGTGGTTAGCACCGTGCGTGACCCGTTTGCTGGCGTTCGCATGAGCGCCTAATAGGAGCATCTATGGCCTCGGACAGCGTTTTGACGGGCATGCCCTTTGGTGGGCAATCTCGCAATCCATTCAACTATGTAAAGGTTGAGCAGATTGGCCGAGATGTCACCACCAATTGGCTGACTGCCGATGAAATCACAAACCATCTGAACTTGTTTGACGATCAGAGTCAGGACGCATACGTCTTGTCTTTGGACTTGGCAACTCGGATGTATATCGAGGATTTCCTTGGCATGTCCATCTTCCCAGTGACATACCGTGTTTGGTATGGCGCGGAAAGCCTGACGGCCACTCCTGTGAGCCTTGACTTGCCAGAAGTAAGCCAGAATCAGAACCAGCTCAATGCTCCTCTGACGATTGGTGTTGTGGGTTACTACAACGACAGCTTTCCTCCTGTGTTTACCACTGTTAGCTCATCGCAATATTTCTACGACAACAGCGGCAACAAGGTAATCATCAGCAGCCTGCCTACTGAGATTAACACTCAGATGACAGCCCCCATTGTTGTGGAATACACGACTGTGGCGAACATTTTGGCGACATACCCTGTCATCAAGCAAGCTGGCCTTTTGATCTTGACGCACCTGTACAACAATCGTTCGGACGCAACCGAGACAAAGCTGAAAACCATTCCTTATGGCGCTCAGGTCTTGCTTCGTCCATACAAACCATTGGTGATGTAAATGGCAATCGCACGTTTTGAAGATGTGACCATCAAAAATCTGGCTTTCGGCAAGTCGGATTTTGGTGAGCAATCAACCACTCAGACAGAGTGGTTCAAGACCCGTGCGCGTGTGGAAGATGTGGCAAACAACGTCAAGATTGCAGACAAGTACCGCCTGTATCAAGACTTGGTGAATTTCACATTCAACTACACTCCAAACACCAAGATGATTGTTGACAATCAGCAGTCGTACTCCATCAACTGGCGTGGCAATGATTGGCGCATCACCGATGTTCGTGAGTCGAATGACCGGATGACTGTGCGAATGATGTGCTATCGCTCTGACCCTGTTACGGCGGTGTAAATGGCAACACAGAACAACGTCATCCAGTACGGCAAGGCGATTCAGTACCAACTGAGTCAGATTGTCAATCCTGTGCCTGTGTATGCGGCTTTTAACCGCAACTTTGCCAGTCAACCCAAGTTCATCACTTGGATGCTGCGAAACGTCCACCAGCCTGTATATACAGGTCAGACGCAAAGCAACAAAGGCATTGACCGTCCTGTGTTCCAGATTTCGATCTTCACACAGCAAATTGAAGACGGGTTCACCATCTCCAATCAAATCCTTCAGGCTTTGCATGGATACAGTGGACAATTGGGAAGTCCATCAGAAGGCTTTTTCATTGCGAAGGCTGATGTGATGTGGCTTTACAATAGTTACAACAACGAGGAAAATATGGCGCAAATCTTCTTGGATTGCACCATTGATGTTCCGGCGTAATACAAGACAACTTGTTCAACTATCTTTTTGAAGGAAACTCAAAATGGCTCTCATTAACAAAGTCTTGCCCGGTTATACGGCTACCCTGTGGTGCCAAACTGGCGCTGCTCCCACTCCATTGACTGACGCTCAGTTGGCAACTTGGACTGGTCAAATTGCTGACATCATTGGTACTGCTGCTGGCGGTACAGGCACTGATGGCATGCAAGTCCCCGTTGAAGCAATCCCTGCTTTCGGTGCTGACGATGCTGTGGCTGCTTTCTCTGTTGCTGGTGCTCGTACTGGCGCAAAGATCACCACCCAAAACCAAGTGACCTCTTTGAGCATCACTTCTGCTTGGAACCCTGCTGATCCAGCTATGTTGTTGATCCGTGATGACGGCTACAACGGCACTGTGGTTCGCACCTATGTTGTTGCTGTGTATGACGGCACTGACACTGTTGCCTACGCTTTCAACGGCATGGTTGGCGGTATGTCTTGGGACATGTCTCCTTCTGCTGAAGGCAAATTCAACTTCACAATCCATCCCATCGGTGGCAACAGCTACGGCTGGTCCAACAACGCCTAAGACAACATGACGACAGTAAAAGACAACACAGACCTGTTGAGTTTCCTTGTAGGCCAAGCCGATTCTTCCAAGAATTGGTTTGGCTTTACTCAGCAGCGTATTACAGCCATTGCGTTGGCTCACGACATTGCACGGCATCATGCCGACAAGATTTCACCTGAAAAAGCTGTGGACTATGCCATTGCTTTGAATCAGGCCATCTACGACAAGATCATCAAAACTACACGATAGGAAAAACCATGTCACGACTCTCATCTGCTTTTGGCGACAGTTACCAAAAGGTATCTTCACATCTGCGTACCAAGAGCTTTGAGCTTGGTGGGCATGTATTCAAGGTTCGCATCCCTTTGACCAAAGAGATGGAGCAACTTGAAGATCGAATCACAAAAATTGACGAAGCCGACTTGAACAGCCGATATGAAAAAATGTCTGGCAGCTTCCGTGACGGCACAATGATTGACGGCGTTGAAATCACTGAAGATGATGTGATTATCGAAGGCCGATCAACCAAAGGCTTGGCCCGTTCAGTCATTCTTATGGAGCAGCGCATTGTTGAGTACATCAAGCTGCTTGTGCCTGAAGTTGGCGAATGGGATGGCTTGACGTATTCCGATGTCGAAGCTGAATGGCCGATGACCGTCCAGCTTGAGATGATCGCCAAAATTACTGAGTGCATCCAACCCGGATATAAGGATTCTCGAAAAAACTGATTCAGGACGCTCACTCACAGGCTAGGGCATATATTTATGCTCACGGTGGGTGTCCTGACGATGTTCCGGTTGATGACTTAATAAACATCGAGATTATGTTGTCGGATGGCATGATTGGAAACAAGGCGCTGCTGCTGGCACTGAGTTCCTTGACCACTGGCAACTTAAACTCGAAAATGCAGAAGACGGCAAAGCCATTCCGAATGCAGGATGTCTTGCCATCAACGCATGATTACATTGTTCCGCCTTTGAGTAAAGAGCAGCAACGTGAGCAGACCAATCAGCAGATGCTGACGTTTGTCTCGATGAAGCCCGGTTCTGAGGCATTCTTGAAAGTGTGACATGGCCTACACCCCGCAAAGCAAGTCATTCCAATTGGAAGGGTTTGCCGAATTTGAGCAGCAGTTGAAAGACTTGGCTGAAGGATTCAGGGGTGATTTGGTTGCACGAAATACGCTTACTCCTGCCGCAAAAGCAGCAATGGGCTCTGTTCTTGATTCGGCCAAATCAAGGGCGCATGTTGGCGACAAGCCAAGGGATGACAAGAACCCTGTCCACATGCGAGACACCATTCGTCTTGACGCAAGAATTCCAAACGCAAAAGACCGTATGAGCGAGTATGTCAACGAGACAGATGCCGTCATTGCGGTTGTGTCTGTCAAGAAAAGCGCCGTGTCATTGGCAAACGAATTTGGCACATCAAAGGTTGCGGCCCACCCATTTCTGCGCCCTGCACTGCAAGAAAATGCGGAATCTGTACTCACTGAACTAAAATCACAGTTGGCGGTCAGAATCCCTGAATACGCCAAGAAACTGGCGCGAAGGAAGAAATAATGGCTTCACAAAATATTGCCCGACTTGGCGTTGTCCTTGGTCTGGACACTGCTGAATTTACAGCGTCCATTGACAAAGCGATTTCTGAAAACAAGAAATTGAAGGACGCGATCAAGCGAGAGACAAACGCAGCGGAAAAAGAGATTGTTGCGCTGAAGTACGCCACTGATGACTATGGCAAGACTGTCTCCAAGGTCACCCAAGTTGAGCGCGAAATGGCTGCTGGCCGCTTCAAGAACGCCACGGCAGACGTGAAGAAGCAATTGCTTGACCAAGCTGCTGCTTACGACAAAATTGCCATGTCGGCCAAAGGCGCTGCTGGCGCTCAGTTCAAGATGAACGAGCAGCAGAAGCTGAACCTGACATACCAGACAACTGACTTGTTCACGCAGATCGCATCAGGTCAAAGCCCATTCATTGCGCTGCTTCAGCAAGGTGGTCAGTTGAAAGATTCGATGGGTGGACTTGGCAATATGTTCAAGGCTCTTGGGTCTTTCATCACGCCAGCAAGCATTGGCCTGACTGCGTTTGCTGCTGCGGTTGGCGTTGTGGGATATGCGGTATACGAAGCAAACCAAGAATTTGATAAGTTTCAAGAGTCATTGACATTGACGGGCAACTACGCAGGTTTGACTGCTACTCAGCTTGTCAGCATGTCGCGATCTATTTCAGCGGTTGCGGGAACTACTGTTGGCAATGCAACAAGCGCCCTTGATGCTCTTGTCGCCTCAGGAAAATACACCAGCACCTCAATTGAGGCTGTGACAAAGGCTGTCCTTACTTATTCAAAAGTTGCTGGCGTAGATGGTAAGCAGGCTGCTGAAGCCTTGATGTCTGGCCTTGATGGTTCTGCATCAGGGGCAAAGGCTCTCAACGAAAAGATGAACTTCTTGACGTTGGCTCAATACAAACAAATTGAGGCATTGGAAAAAGCAGGCAAAAAGCAAGAGGCTGCAAAACTCGCTGCTGACATTTTGAGCGGAAGACTAGAGGCTCAAAAAAGGATTCTGGGCGATTACGAATTAGCTTGGGAAAAAGCAACAATTGCAATGAGCAAGTTTTGGGCTTCGCTCAAGGAGTCAATTTCTGGCCCATCCACAACCACCGGAATTCTTGAAAAAGTAAAAGGCGAAATTGAGGCAATTGAGTTCTCTCTCAGCAAAAGCACCTCTCCTGAAAAATACACAAAGGCAGAAAGGGAGCGTCTTGAAATATTGAAACAACGAAGGGCAGAGCTTGAAAAAATAATTGAGACTGCAAAAAAGTCTGAAGTTTCACCAGATCAAAAGCCGGGAATTGCCGAGTACGACAAATACAAAGGGATGTTGGCAAGCAAGGCTGGTGAGGCTGCCAAAGCTGAATCTGAGGCAAAGTTTGCGGTGCTAAAACTTTCACTCAATGAAGAAAGACTTATTGAGGAAGAGGCCGCAAAGAAAATCAGTGATGCAAAAAGGGAGATGAATGAGAAAAACATTCAAGAAGATGGCCGAGCCACTCGACAAAACCTTTTGATTTTTCAAGACAAATCTATTGCTATTGCGGCGGAAACAGCAGAAAAAATCAGGAATCTACATACCAAAAGAATGCTTGCGGAATACCAAGAGTTTGAGCGCACGGAAAAAGAAAAGACTGACTTTGATGTTGCTCAAGACAAACTCCGAGAGGCTATCAGAACGGATGCTCAAGGTGCTACTCGTTCGCTTGAGATTGAGAAAGAGCGCCTTGAGTTGAAGTATCAACTGGTTTACGCCTCAGAAAAAGAACAGAAGTTGGCAATGATTTCTTTGGAGTACGCTCGTAAGCGCAAAGAGATTGAAGGCAGTCCAGACAAAGACTTTTTGACTGGCCAACTTGACCGCCAAGAAGCGCTGGAAAAAATGAACGTGAGCATTCAAGAGTCCATGCAAAAGACACAACAAGTGTTTGACACTGTATGGGGCAACATGGGTTCTGCCATCGACAACTTTGTCAAAACTGGCAAGTTGAGCATGAAGGACTTGGCTCGTAGCGTCATTCAGGATTTGATTGCAATCCAAATGAAGGCTGCTGTTTTAAAGTTTTTGGGGTTTGCTTTTGGGAGTATGAGCGCAGCATCAACTTATGGGACCATGCCTTTTTCTGAGCAGACAAATATGCTGGCTGCACAAGACGCTGGTTTTGGTAGAAGAGCTAACGGTGGACCTGTTTCTGGCAACTCACCATATTTGGTTGGAGAAGAGGGGCCTGAAATATTTATGCCTGCTGGCTCTGGAACCATTATTCCAAACCACAACATGGGCGCTGCTAGCACCACCAACGTCACAAACAACTACATTAACGCCATTGATGCCAAATCGTTTGAAGAGCGCCTTCTAGGCAGTTCTAATGCGATCTGGGCGGCAAACCAGTATGCCAACAAGAACCTTGCTACCAGCTTTGGGAGAACCTAATGTCATTTCAGACAATCTTTGAGATTCAGCAGTCAATGACTGTGAACAACCGCAGGACAGTAGGGCAGCAAGTCAGCCGATCTGGTCAGGTTCGTGTGGCGCAATACCTAACATCAGTGCCGTGGGTGTTTACGGTTGTGCCGCACAACTATTTGCCCTATGCAACCTCCAGAGACATCATCCAAACGATTGACAACCTTGATCGCCAGTTGCCTGAAACAATCACGTTCACCAGCGCAAATCTGGGTTGGTTTACAGAATACCAAGGCGATTTGACCACGGCACAGGCAAATGCTTTGACGTTGGCCGCAGTGCCTATTGCCAACTCGCAAACCATCAGTGTTGGAAATCTGCCAAGTGTGACATCCACAGACGCTGTGTTCAGGGCTGGCGACTTTCTTCAGCTCGGAAATTACTCGTACAAGGTGACGGCTGATGTTTTGCGTGGAACTGACACAACGGTTTCCGTCAGCCTGCATCGTCCAGTCATTGGGACTGTAACCACTGGCACTTTGGCTGGTGTTGGCAATGCTTGTGAATTTACCGTCTTGGCAGAGAAGTGCCCAACCTATACACTTGCACCTGCACCCGGTGGAGCTTTTGTCCAATGGGATGATGCGTTTGTATTTAGAGAGGACATCACAGGATGACAACAATAATGACCGCGCTGGATAGCCCGTCTATCCG